GCGCGAGCACATCTCCACCGTTATTCATGCTGAGTCTCCTTATGAGTAGGGGTCTTTCTAAAGTCTAAAGTTCCGTCTTTCTTGCTTGAATTACAAGGCTGACACAACGGCTGAATATTGCTGATGTTACTAGTGCCGCCCCTAGATACTGGGATCACATGGTCAGCTGTTAGTTTCTTGTGCTTTCTACAGCACAGACAGCGGTTACCATATTTTCTACACAAGGTTTTGAATTCTTCAACAGTAAAAGAGCCCCCTGCTCCAGTTTTTCTAGTCCTATATCTCTGGTCTTTAGCTCTTTTCTTATCTGGGTTGTTCTTGGCCCATTTTAGAGACTTGTTCCTGTCTCGATCTGGATGGTCTTCCCTATACTTGGCTTGTTGGTCTCGATGCTCTTGTGGATTCTCTTTCCTCCAACGTGCCTTGTAGATTCTTTGGTAGGCTTTTTTCTCTTCTGCTGTCTGCAAAGAAGTTCTCCTGAGTCTTGCCACAGGGAGGGGCTAGGTTTCCAAGAATCCTACCCCGTACGCCTGTGTTTAGCGCCTGCGCGAACGCTTGGAGCGCGCGCAAACGAAATCATAAACTTGTTTGGTCAAATATCCTAGATGGTAGGGGCTTCTTGGACTGCTCCGCTGCTATCTCAGACCGCTTTTTAAGCCATCTGTAGTACATGGTGCGGGCATATTCCTCGCTGGTTGGCAGAACTTCAATGCCCAGGTCTCTCTTTATGGACTCGGCTTTGTTTGCTACTATGTCTGTCCAATAAGGTTCTTGAGGAACTGGTGTGCAAGACCTTGCTGGCTTCATAGGCCAGATGATGATGATGAGTACTGCCACAAAAAGTGCTGCTGGTATCAAATACTGAGTCATGCTGAGTCTCCCTCGCCGTTTAAGCGGAATTTCATTTTTGTAACCTGTGCATCTTCTTTTGCATACCCGCGCAGATATTGCAATGCTCGGTGTGTCCATGAGTCGAGGAGCACTGAGTTCCTTAGGTAAACCTCCGAGTTTTCGTAGTTGGTGAAGTCCCTCATCAAATGCTCTAAAAATCCCAACTTCCTGTTGCAATCAGCGCAAAGAATTCCTCGATTGCATTTGCCACATGCTCTTTCACTGTCACAACACGCATGGTTGTGATCTACTGTCAATCTACGTTTGTGTGTACCCTGCACAGCAGGACATAAAGCACAGTGCCCACCTTGGGACGCCAGCATGTCCTCATACTGCTCTACGGTTATCCCGTAGCGTCTCTCCATCTGCTTCATACGCCCGTACTCCGGGGTGTACTGAGCAACACATTTCTTGCATGTTTTGTAAAAACCATCAGGCATCAGTTTAGTGGTTTTGAAAAACTCTGATGTCAACGGGTATTCCTTAGTGCACTTTTTACAAACTCTTGTAATTTCCATGCTACTCTCCTCCAATAAGGTTGCACAGGGAGAAGTATTGGCTTCTCCCTATGCGGTGTCATGACCGTCGTCAAGACACAAATTTTTCTGAAGTCAAAGACTGCTGCAGCAATCTTCAACTACAAGGATTCTCTGCAGAGAACCCTAGACTTCTTGCTCTCTAACTTAGATCGTCGGAACTGCGGCGTTCTGAATATAGAGACCGGCCCGTGGGGCCGCATTAGCAAGGTTGAAACAGGTGTTATATGCGCTTTTTGTTAAACTCTGTAAAGAGTTGTGCAGTCATTTCTGCTGCACTCTCATGGTTTTTTGTTCCCATGAGCACGGACTATTGCATCACCATTGCTAGTGTTTCTTCGCTTAGTCTCTCACGGTCCCCGAAGGGTTCCGCCTCGTTGGCATTTCAGCGTTCGAGTCAATCAGAAGAAATTTATACATGTCCTAACATAACGTTCAACATGTGCGAGGTCAAGTAACTCGCGGTACCAGTGTTCGAGCTGATGTCGGGCACGGGCGCAACGACATTCCCGCCGCCAAAGTCATACAGCTCCAACGGGCTTAGTTCCCCTATGTACCAGTTGTCTAATACAAGGAGATCCATCCTGTTGTTGATGGCAGTCCACGACTTGTGATATTTCCTGCCGCCAAAAGTATCGGAGAAATATTTGCGAGCCATGTCCATCGTCTTGTCGCCCTTGACTTCCTGTGCGTTCACGATCTGAACGTTGTACATCAGGTTGCTCTGGGCGAATGCCTGCTCGGGCGGGCCGTACCAGATGCCGCTCTTGATAGAGTCTGCATCGGGTCCGAGTGCGCGTCCCAACAGGACTTCTGCACGCTGTGCAATACCTGGGGTAATCGCAGCGCCGTTGAGGTTAATCGTCGGTGTGCTCAGACGCCCAGGGTAAGACGCGCGGTTCAAGCCCGCGATGGTGCCGGAGTTCGAGTTCACGTCCCAAGCCTTGATGCCGAGGACTGATGCGCCCGTTCCGTATGTCGCGCCGTTCACAACCACGTAGTCGGTGATAACCACGTCGGTCGGAAGAGCGGTGCTGAAGTACAAGGTGTTGGCGGGGCCATCGACGTACGAAATCGTAGCCGAAGTTGCACCAGCAACACGCTTTACACCAGCTGTGCTATAGAACGACACAACTTGCTGATCGCTGAACGCCACTGCGACGTTCATGCCAACAATGCTGGCCGTCTGTGCACCAGTACCTGTACCGAAGGTTGCTGTGCTTGGGATCTGGTCGATCATGCCCGAGCCGTCAGAGTTGATGAGCCCTTCGATGCCCTGCATTGCGGCGTCGAGCGAGTTCTTCATTTCCTGGGCCTTGACTGCGAACAAACCCTTCTGTTTGCTGTCTGTGGAAGCCTGAGCTAACCACGAGATTTCGCACACGTTGAACAGATAAACGGGTGCCAGCGCGAACGATGCCCACTGCGAGCCAGTGCCACGGCCCATAGCGTCTGCGTTACCAGTTCCTTGCGAGATTGCCGAGCCAGACTGCACACGGAAAGGTACGCGGAACGATGCGCGAACGGTGCCACCAGCGTTTGACTGGTTGGACACGGGGATAGATGTTGCTTCCGCCTTGAAAAGGCTATAGGCGGTTGTACCATGGAAAACCAAATCCTTACGTGTTACTTAACAACTTTTTGGTTTTGTATTTTCTACCAAGATGTGACAGTCTCATTTTCTCTTTGGTTTCAGCGGAGTGTTTTCTACCCACTGACCTTTTATTTCCCATAAGAGATTCTCTTATCCTCTGCCTAGCCGATTCAGTGTGACTGAATTTGGCACCCACATGGCCTTTGGAACTTGCGCTTATCTTAGCTCTTGCTTCGGCGCTCATTGTTCTGCCATGCATAACGCCTGTGCCTCCCAAACTGATGTTGTACCCGTTGGGTCTCACAGTGTTTAGACTCTTGATGTAAAAGCACTCAACATCATCTAGGGATTTCTTATCGATGCAGAGATTCAATATCTCCGCTACGAAATTTTCTTTCCCATACTTTTCTATGGCGAGATGAAGGTAACTGTTGTGCTTCCTTCTTCGTTCGCCTAAAGCATCATATACGTGTTCTGTCCACCTTTGCTTCAAAGTCTTGGTGGTCTGTCCTACGTACATCATGCCGTTGGTGATGTTGGTGATTTTATACACAATACCTTGCATTTGGGCCTCCTCAAAAGGTCGTGCAGGGCTTGTTTGAGGCAAGCCCCACACTGTCTCAGACGGATCAGGTCTGGGATGCTTTCAAAATTGTTAGGTGCAGTCATTTCTGCTGCACTCTCATGGTTGTTGTTCCCATGAGAACGGACTATCGCATAGCCTCTCGGCTCCCTCTCGCTTAGTCTCTCAGGCTGCTTTCGCTTGCCCCTTGTTGGCGTTTCAGCTTCCAAGTCAATAAGAGTGGGTTTTTAATCCCCAATTTTGTTTAGGGATTTCCTTGGCAAACTTTTTACATAAAGGAATTGTTGACGCCTTTGCCGTTAGGTAGCGTCAAGTTCAACGGCTTCAACAGCCGCTTCTAGTAATGCCATAATTTACTTTTCTTACTACGAGAGTCCCACGTAGCAGACCTTTCTAAAGGGTCAACTGGGCTATCGCTGAGTCAGTAAATTGTTCGCCACAATCTTCTTATTAGCAGTTTTATGACTTACGGGTCCATTCGTAAGATTGTGATGAGAGGTTATAGATGTAGCTCCGTAGCACCTGCCGGGTTCCTACCGGGGAATCTCTACTGACCCACTCAGGCATGACATTCTTCACGTCAATTTGTGGCGGGAATTTCAGATTCAGATGCTGCGGAGCCACACTTTTTAGTGTGGTTCTTGGGGGTTGCTTCATGTCTTATACGTCCTTAGCCAACCCTACGCTAGTTTATTGGTTTGACGTACTACTTACGCCACGTCACCCATTTGCCTGAGCCCTTGAGGAACCCTCGGCCTGCAATCATTTCCATGACTG